TACTGTCCTTGTCCTTAGGCAAAAACCGACCATGCGCGTCGCGCTGGCCTTCCGTCTTGCTTTCTACTTTCGGGGGAGGAATAACATCAGAAGTAGTCGGTTCAGGGGCGGCCGGAACATTCTCTGCTGCGGCCACACTATTGAATGCAGCCCTTACGTCATCATTAATGTTGTCGAATTCGCCATTCATGGGATAATCTCATCTTCGCGGGCAGGATGGGGAGTGTAACCTTCTTCCAGCTTTGTGATAGCCTTTTGCATGTCATCTTTTAGGTCTTTCTTCCGCTCCTCATCAAGCGGCTTTTGTAGGTCTTTATTTGTCCATCCGAGTATTGCTTTTTCATCATAGCCGTCATGCGTGTTGACGACATTATTCCGTTTGTTGTGCTCCTGTAGTTCCCGCCGTGAGGAAACGAGGGAGCCATCCACGGGCGATTTGAATGGCTCAAATGGTTTAGTATGTAGAAGCATTGAAGGGGCAGTGAGGACACGCCCCATATCGGCTCCACATAGACAGGGTATGGACGGGTTTCGCTCGTATTCCGCCAGTGAGCATACTCTGTCATATGACGCTCCACATCGGCTGCACTTATATGGATAGATCATTAGTACCCCCGCAAAGCCTTCGCTTTAGGGTTCTTATGCTGCTCAAATTTACGGCCTACAGACTGCGGAATGTCCACCTTTTTTGCGAACTTAGGATTATGGGCTACCGCTCGCATAAGCCGCGCCTGTTTTTCCGACTTGTACGGCATATCAATATCCTGGCCTTCTCATCCTACCCATACCCATGCCACCACCCATGCCACGAAGAGCCTGCGCACGGGGGGCCGCTCCACCCATAGGACCGGCCGGGGGCATTACGCCACCCATTGGCGGGGCCATAACAGGCGCACTCATGGGAACTGGCGGGGCTGCCATTGCTGGGGCAGGCGCACCCATAGCCGCAGGGGCTACAGGAGGGGCTACCGGGGGTGCCGCTGGCCGTCGCATTGGCTCCACACCACTACGCAAAGCCTGCCCTAGTGAAGACCGCCTAACAGCCGACATTGCCGGGTCCAGTTTTGCCAATTTACCGAGTACGCCACCGCTAGTAGCTTTAGCTACAGCCTGTTGAACTTTGCCGCCTGTTTTTTCGTGAATTTTTGACCCAATTGGATCAATTTTCTTGATTACCTTTTTCAATTTCTTGAGGAATCCCATTTTACTTCCCCTTTGGGGTTGTGGTGGGTTTCGGAACTGCCTTCGCTACCGCCTTCTTACTTGCTACCTCTGCCGCCGTCCTTTGCTGGCCTTCTGCCAGTTCCGCTCCTAGGCGTGCGTCATCCTGCAATCTTTCATGCTCAAATCTCTGCTCATTTTGCCGCATTTCCTGTGCGCCCTTAATGGCCTGCTTCTGAGACTCAACCACGAATTTTTCACGCTCAAATTGCATCTCTTGTTCGTGCTTTTCACGCTGGAATTGCATCTCCATAATATGCTCTTCGCGGCGTAGCTGCATATCCTGTTGCTTGAGCTGCATTTCCAGTGCTGCTTTCTGCTGCGCCATCTGCATATCGCCGGCCTGCTTTTGCTGAGCCAATTGTAGCTCTTGCTGCATCTTTTGAGCCTCCATTTGTGCCTTTGCAGCTTCCGGGTCCGGCTTTTCTGGCAATCCGCCAGCCTGTTCCAGCGCCGCCATAGCAGAATCCAATGCACCTTCCAGTTCCGCGCTACCCTTGAATCCTACAAGCGAGAATTTGAGAATTTGCATCATCAAAGGTGCTAGTGCTGGGTTGCTTTCGATAGCCGGAACTGCCGATGCGAGGAATTGCGATAGAGTCTGCGTCAATTCCATCCTTTGCTGCTGTTCAAGCGCCCAATCCGCCTGAGTAAGTGAATCAGCCTCGATATCAATGGTATATTTTGTCTGAAAATCGTCGCGCAGTATCTCCAAAGCAGCTTGAACGAACTGCTGATCTGTCTGGGGCAACGTTCCACATACCGCAGATAGCTTTTCATCAGTATAAAGTTGGCACATCAGTTCTGCGATGATTCTTAGGCTGTCTCGGACGAAAAAAGCCACGTCCCTTTGCATTGCAGTCATGCGAACAGAAGCAAACTGCGCTTTAATCTGCTGCGCGCCTAGTGTTTCGTACTGATTTGACGAGCCGCGAATGATATCCGCCATGCCCGTAACTTCAAATAGCTGATCCTTCAGGAATCCATATGTTGCGACTAGCTGTTGCAGCACTCCGGTAATGACTTCAACGGGGAACCAATCAATTGTACCTTTGGCACCGCCTTTTTCAGCAAACATTGCCCAATTATCGACCGGAATTAGCTTGTTTTCAGTGCCGGAAAGCATCCGGCCTATCTCGGGCTGAGACGCATCATAGATACCAGCGACTCTGCACGCCTCTACAATGAGGTTCATGCGCGCGTAAATGGTATCCATTTGGGTATATTGATCCTGCGCCATATAGTAATCAGGCAATGGCAGGAATTTACTCGTCGGTGGCGACGCAATCAGGGGCTTCGGGCATGGATAGAAGTTGTGAAGTTGGTACGGGTCTTTCACCCGATCCAGAATCGTGCCCTGTTCCGTCAAATGCAGGACTTCCTTCTTCGCCTTGTCCCACATCTGGATTACGCATACCTTACCCTTGTCGATCAGGTCCGGTGCGATGATATAATTGTTGTTCTTTTGAGTGGGCATTTCAGCCACCCGCTCGCCCCACCGCTTTTTAGCCTCGTCGTGGTCAAGATGCAGCTTGCGGCCAACCCACATGCACTCTTCCCACTTTCGCCGGGGTTCGTATATCAGGTCTTTCCAGTGAACAAAGTCTACTGCAACCTCTTCCGGCTTGCCCTCTTCGGGCGGCTTAAACGTCATCCATACAGTACCCATGCCGGGGACCAGCCTATCCAGAATGGCAGACTTCATTCCTTCATCAAAATACTTGGCGCAATGGACTTCGTATGTGAGTCCGCGCTGTACGATTAATGCCGCGACGCGAGAGGGGTCGTTATCGAACTCGCCTTTATGCAGGCGCGACACGTCGGGCTTTGGAAGACTGTTATAGAGGCTTTCTTTAAGGATTGTAGTGTTACTATAAAACAGGTTCACACGCTTATACTGCCCACCTAGGGAAGATGGGTCATCTTGTCCCATCGCTTCCCGGTCGTCTTCGTAGCGTGATTCTATCTTGCAGCCCCGCTCATGGAATTTGCGGCTAAACTCGTTCCACGAATTGAGTCTAGTCGGCCAAGGGTTTTTCTCTTGCTGCTTATCAGCCATTTTAGACTCTCCGGTTATTGCGATCCTTGCGGTCTTGCCAGAGGTTTTCTAGGTTCAGTGCGCGACCTAGGGGGGTGTTGAAATACTTGGGGGAGGATTGCGTAGTACGACGGGTTTTGTTACACTGTTCGGTTACATTCTTGGAAAGCGCCAGCATTCTAAAGGCGTCTGCCGGGTGGGAGTGTTCGTCATGCTCAGGCGTAGTGCTGAATACCTTAGCCTCTTCGTCCCATTCATAATGGTAGGCTTCTAGGTGTTCCAACCCCTTTTCGACCGCCTTACTGGCGGTATTAAACCATACTGAGGGGATTAATGCACGTGCCGCCTGTATGCCCATAGCGACGGACATATTTGGGACAATGTAGGGAGTAAGACCCCTATGGATAAATCTTTCACGGGCAGAAAGCTTAGTAGCAAAGGTCTTGTTTTTGGCATCATGGGGGAGGGCCGGAGTTCCCAAAGCGTAGGGCAGTGTTTCTAGCTCATCCAGCCAATCGTCTGCATCCCGTCCAGTGCCTTCCAGAAAGTGGACTATATGGACCTCACCATTTACTATCTGGTAAAACCAGATTGCAGTGGCGTCCGAGTGACCCAAATCCCACGCCGAGAATACCGGAAGATCAGGGATGAATGGTTCGTCATAGTCGATCTGCTGATTTTCGCACTTACCAAGTTGCCGTCCGAATATGCTACCGAAATTAATGCCTTCCCATGAACAGTAATACTCTTGTTCGATAATCTCGTCGGCAACACCCTCATCGCGCTCCGATTGGATATCCGCTTCTGTAATGATGCGCTCACCGTTATTGCGGAAAGTATCACGAATCGTTTTCGTGCTCGTAAACCAATTAGAACCGGGCTTCCGTGCCGTCTTCCATTGCTTGTACGCATGATTCTTTCCTCGGGGCGTGGTAATGAATGCAGCGAACCCTTTATTTTCCAGCAAAATGGGACGAACGAAGTCCCATGCAGCGGGGTCCGAAAGCGCCCATTCCGAGAAAATGACACCTACGGGATTGGAGCCTACAAGGGAGTTGTAGTTATCACTGCCCACTACTTGGTAATAACTACCCCCCTTAAGCCGTAGGTTCATTTCATTTTCATTGGATACCTCGATGAGTTCTTTCGGGAATGCTTGGTGGATAATGCGGCGGCCAGACGAATCCACGCCGTTCCAGACGACTTTCCGGCCTTGGTTAAGGGTGGGAAGAAGATGCCAATATGTACCTGTCCGTAGCTGCGACGCGATTGCCAATCCGTTAATAGAACAGGAGTCCTTACCTGCCCGTCGATGCCATGTGAGAAACGCACGTTTCTTCTCCGGGAATTTACCGTCTTCAAACAGGTAGTCGAAGAATTCCCTCTGGTGGGCCATTGGGAACCAGTTATT